ATGAAAATGGAAAAAATCACTATATGATTCTATCTCTAGGTTATGTTGCTATAATCTATTTAGTAGTAATTTTAATGTTGTTGTCTTGGAATAATGAGATATGATTCCGTTTCCTAAAAAGAAATATAAGATTATTTATGCAGACCCAGCTTGGCACTTTAAAACCTATTCTAATAAAGGTGAAAAACGATCTGCTTTACGTCATTACGATTGCCTTAATATTAATGATATTTATAATTTACCTGTCAGCACTATATCTGATGATGATTGTGTATTGTTCATATGGGTTATTGACTCAATGCTCCCTGAAGCTTTGGAAGTTATTAAAAGATGGGGTTTTACATATAAGACAGTAGCTTTTACTTGGGTCAAAGAAAATAAAAAATCAGAGGGATATTTTACAGGAATGGGATATTGGACTCGCTGTAATCCTGAACAATGTTTATTAGCAACAAAAGGAAAACCAAAAAGATTATCTAAATCTGTAAGACAATTAATAATAAGTAAATTACAACATCATAGTAAAAAACCTGACTCTGTAAGAGATAGGATAGTTGAACTTTGTGGTGATGTTAATAGAATTGAACTGTTTGCAAGAGAGAGAGTAAAAGGTTGGGATTCTTGGGGAAATGAGTTATAAATAAGGCAAATGAAAAGCGACAAAACTAAGACAACTAAGGCAGAAAAAAGACAACCTGTTGGCAGACCCAAAAAGGACATTGATTTAGATATACTTGGAAATCTAGCATCTATTGGTTGCACACAAGAAGAAATAGGTGGAGTTATGGGAATCTCTGCTAGAACACTACAAAGAAATTATGCCGAAATAATAGAGGTAAATAAAAACAAGGGAAAAGCATCTTTAAGAAAAAAGATGTGGGAGAACGCACTTAAAAAAGGCAATCCAAATATGCAAATCTTTTTAAGTAAAAATGTATTAGGTATGAAAGACAGAGTAGAGACTCAAACAACTGTCGAACCTTTACCATTAATCATTGAAGCTGACAAAGTAGATGGCTAAGAAAAAACCTCTATACGGGGTTAGTAATTATGTCAAAAGAACTAGGAAGAAAAGACCAAGACGGCACACTAAAAGCTACTCAAAGAGAATACCAAGAAGAAAAAAATATCGTGGTCAAGGTCGTTAGCATAATAATCATTTTACTATTTACAGGTTGCACTACTAAAGATATTAATTTAGACCCAATATCTACAGTAGCAAATCAACTAATAAAAGTTATAAAGGACAAGAAATGACAGTAAGTGATAAAGAAGCTAAAGAGTTTAATAAGATGTTAGATAAGCTTAAACAAGAAGCTGACCAAGAAAATGACTATAATGGTGGCGGTGCTTATAAAGCATTTCTTAATTTATTTTACAAAAACAAAATAGAAGATGATAAAAAAAAGAAGTAATTTCTATCCTAGTGGAGAAATCATAGATTATAAACTTCCTCAATCTTTCCAAAAAACAACATCAAAAGCGGCTTGTGGTAACTGTTATTTATTTAGCAATCGTAGGAACTATTGCGGTAAATGGAATGCACTCGCTGTTAAAGATAACTATATATGCCACGCTTGGCGGTTAAGGCAGTTTAAAAGATGAAGCCAATTATAATTTCTTTACTCTATCTCACTACGTTTGGAGATGTCAAAATCGAGACGTTTGAGATACAGCAATCTTGCTCTGCTTGGTTTCATACTAATGTTAGAGTTCACGAACAGAAAAAACGTAAGCTATTCTCAAACCACGTCTATCACGAATATAACGGGAAACAGGTCATAGGGTATATTTGTAGCGGTCACGAACCACAATAAAGTTTAATACTTAAAGCTTTTGTGTTATTAGTCAGTTATGGCAAAGTACAAAGGAAGAACAGTTAAGCTTAATAAAGTACAACGTGGAGACGTTAAGAAGTTCAAAGTATTTGTCAGAAATAGAAGAACAGGTAGAGTCCAAAAGGTGAACTTTGGAGCAAAGGGTATGAGTATAGGTAGAAACGACCCAGCTAGACGTAGAAGTTTTTTTGCGAGATTCCGTCCCATTCTTGCAAAGGTAAGAGGACAGAAAAGTTTATCTCCAGCGTTTTGGGCTATGAGAACTTGGCGTAAGGATTTTAAATTATGAAGAAGATTAGAAAGATTCTAAAAAAGATATACGAATGGATATTAAAAGGTTATGGCACTTAAAATAAGCGAAGAACAACAGGTACAAATGCCCATGAAGACAGTTGCTAGTCTGATAAGTATTTGTATAATTTTTTCGTGGTTTGCGTTTGGAGTCATTGAAAGATTAAACGTATTAGAGACTAAAAGTAAGCTAGTAGAAAAAGATTTAGAAGCGGCTAATGAATTTATAATAGGAGTTCCAAAAGGCAAGATGGTATCTCCACAAATACAAGAATTATTTATGCTTGTAGAGGAATTATATAAGACAGTAGAGAAGTTAGAAAAGAACCAAGAAATGAATATGACAAATAAAGTTAATATTGAGTTCATTGCTAAACAATTAGAAAAAGCTATGTCTGATATAGAGAAGTTAAAAGATAAACAAAGAGAGTTTGCGAATGGAAAGAGTCACTAGGAAGCTTTTAAATTATCTTCAAGATATGGAGAAGAAAGCTAAACAAATGAACTTTACTAAAAAACTTAAAGAAGAAGTTGAGATAGGTGCGAATGGCACACAAAGATATATGATTAAAGAGGGTAAGAACAAAGGTAAAATATTATGATCGAAGCTGTTGTAGGACTATTAATGTTTATTAACGGAGAGATTAAGGAAGCAAGAATACAAGAGTCTATGGCTACTTGTTTAAAACATAAACGACAAGCTGAAAGACAATTTAACGAATCTTTATCTTACAAATGTTGGAGTGGCACGGCAGAGTTAGAAACAAATATAGATGGTTCAAAATCAATTAAGAAAATTATATTAGAATGAAAAAGATGATAGATTTTATATTAAGAAAGATAGAGCATATAGCTTCAAGAATATCAGCGTGGATATGGAAAATACGGGTAAATAGATTATTCTATAAAAGAAAAAAGAAGTGAAGTTCATATTAGTTTTACAAATATGTTCTGCTGTTTATCAACAATGTTCTGACCCATTTCCGCAGTTAGAACCCTATAATACGTTTTATGATTGTGCTACTGCTGGATATTTAAACGCAATTACGATAAACCAAGAACTAGGAAAGCAAGAAATTATCAAAGGCAAGATAATGGTAAGCTTTAAATGTGAGCAGATAACATCTAGTTAAAATGAAAATCAAACTAACAAAACCTCAATACGAAGTTAGTTCGTGTGATAAAAGATTTAGAGTATTAATATCAGGTAGAAGATTCGGTAAGACTTATCTATGTATTACTGAAATGATGAAATACGCATCTAAACCTAATCAGCAAATATGGTATGTAGCACCAACTTTTAAAATGGCTAAAGAGATATGCTGGTCTAATTTAAAAGAAATGCTAAATCAGTTTAATTGGATTGAGGATATAAACGAAACAACTCTTACAATTAGAATCAGAAAAACAAACAGCACAATATCACTAAAAGGTGCTGATAATTATGATGCCTTACGAGGAACAGGATTAAACTTTTTAATACTTGATGAGTTTGCAGACATAGACAAAAGAACTTGGTTTGAAGTATTACGAGCATCAGTATCAGATACTTTAGGCAATGTGATGATGTGTGGAACACCTAAAGGTTACGGAAATTGGTCTTATGAAATGTATCTTAAAGGTAAGCAAGACGATCAATGGGCTAGTTTTCAATATACTACTATTCAAGGTGGTATGGTTTCTAAAGAAGAAATAGAACAAGCTAAACAAGACATAGATATTAGAACATTTAGACAAGAGTTTGAGGGAACTTTTGAGAATTATGCTGGTGCTGTTTATTACAACTTCCACCCCGTTGAGTCTGTTGTAGATAAAAAGATTGATTGGGAAAAACCTTTACATATTGGTATGGATTTCAACGTGTCGCCAATGAGTTCTTGTGTAACACAAATAGAAAAAGATAAGATTTATGTGGTAGATGAAATAGTAATTTATTCAAGTAATACTGATGAAATGTGCCAAGAAATACGAGATAGATATGGTTCTAAAATGCCAATTATCATTTATCCTGACCCAGCTTCAAGACAACGTAAAACTTCTGCTGGTGGTAGAACTGATTTATCTATATTGCAGAACGCTGGTTTCAAAGTAAAAGTTAAACATAAGCACCCATCAGTTAGAGATAGAATCAATGCTGTTAATAGTAAGCTAAAGGATTCTAAAGGTAACAGATATATTTTCGTTTCAAAATCTTGCAAAACAATGATAAAAGGATTACAAAGACAGATATACAAGGAAAACACAAATATTCCTGACAAAGAACAAGGTTTTGACCATATGAATGATGCTTTAGGATACTTAATTGATTTTATCAAACCTCTTACTAGCAATGTTTCATTTTCTAAACCATCAAGATGGGCAATTAAGTAATGGCATATAACAGAGATTCAGCATTAGAAGTACACAAAGACTATAAAGAAACAGTTACGAATTGGGAATATTATATACGATCTTATAATGGTGGTTACGATTATACATTAGGTCAATACTTAAATAGATATAATTTAGAATTAGATAACGAGTTCAATCAAAGACTTGCTAATACACCTTGCGATAATCATTGTAGAAACGTAATACAAATCTATTCATCATTTTTATTTAGAGTCAAACCATCAAGAAACTTTGAAAGTTTATCAGATGAACAAAGTTTAGAATCATTTATGAAAGACGCTGATTTAGAGGGTAACAATTTTAATTCAGTAATCAAACAAGCACAAAACTACGCATCAATCTATGGTCATTGTTTTATGGTGTTAGATAAACCTAATATTCAAACAAGCACTAGAGCAGAAGAACTACAACAAGATATTAGACCTTATGTATCTATTGTGACTCCTGAAAATGTTTTAGATTGGAATTTTAAAAGACAACCTAACGGAAAGTATGAGTTAGATTATTTAAAAATAAGAGAGGAAGTTGATAAAGATAATGGAAC